AGAACCGAAACCGGCGAGAAGCACGTCCTCCTCGAATGCCTTCTGAGAGGTATTCGATTCAAACACTGCTTCGTATTCGGCAGGGTAACTGTCATATTCGAGTCCGAAAAGAGTATTCAGACCCGGCTCAAGCATTTTAGCAAAACTTGCTCTATTCATAGCCATTGTTCATACCCTCCTTAGATACCAGCAACATTGTTACCAAGGAGATGCTCATTTATAAGCACTTCCATGATAGCGTTCGCACCAAAAGCATTATCTGGTGCATCGTAAAGCGCAACGATCTTACAGGTAGCAATACCCGCAGCCATTGTACCACTAGTTTCAAAGCCTGACTGACCTGTTAAAGTAGAGCCAGCGCCAGCAACAACATCAGCGCAATTGCCGATATTGGTCTGAGCAGGAGAACCTGCACTTTGTACTTTGAAAATAGTCTGTGGATCGTCATAGACATAAGCTATGATGTCTGTGGCCACTGTACCCGTAGGCCAGTATTCACTGTAGACGTAAGAACCATCTGACGCGGTATATGATACCCCTGCAAAGACACCAATGTTATTGGTTTCTGTTGCGGTGTGCGGAGTAAGCAAACCAGTACTAATCAGAATTACAAGATCACCTTTAAAGATGTTCTCTGCAAGACCACTAGCAATAGTGTACTTGTTAGCACGGGGCGCATTACCACTCATCTGGCGAACTGGGACAAACCCAAAAGCAGCATCAACATTTGCCATTTTTTCGCTCCTATAGCGTTAAAGTTAATCGCTCATGGCAGAAAGATTTCTACCGCGACTTGTTTCAGACTTCCTCTCCTGTTGGATTGGTAGTCCATTACGGCGTCCTAAAGCGTCAAGATCACCAGATACCGATTCATTTTGCTCACTATTCTTAGTGGAATAGTATGTCTTCATTGATCTATGCCGCTCTTCTGGCATTTCACAAAGCAACATTCCTTCGATACCTACACAACCTTCCCACTGCCCGTGATTGATAGTCGGAAACAACTTACTTTTCACAGTTTCAGATTTTCTTGGTTCCCATCCTTCACGCATACGTTTGTACACGTTGTCAGGAGTATCCCTGCCTTGAATAGATGTGGCAACCCACCGTTGGACATGACCGGGACGTGCTTCGGGTGCATCCAAAAGTGCTGGTGGTTTCCATGCGGCTTCACGACGAGCTTCCTCATCACGCACAGAATCGCGAGTTTCACTCGCACGAACATTTCTTGACTCAGTCATTAGTTGGCTTCCTTTTGCTGACGCCGAATTTCGGCTTCATATTTTTTAAGACCATTTGCATCATTGATACCAAGTTCTCTAGCCATTCTGAGTTGTTCTTGCGACATTCTAACTCTATTGCTGCCCTTGTAACTTGACGAACCGCCTGTAGTAGGGGCGACTGGTGGTCTACTTTTTGTTCGCGGTTTACTTGGACTTGCTCCAGATCCTAACTCAGGAAAGACTTTTTGTAAACGGCTGTTTAAGTGGTCGTAATAATCGTCCGAATTTTTGTCGAAACCTTCTAAGTCAAGTTGGACATCAATCGCACGGGCTGCGGCAGTCTCTCGCTCAAAGCCAGCGGCGTTGAACCAGTTGTTTTGTTGCCACCAAGACATTGCCTTTGGTGGCGCGGGGTTTTGTGCAGCTTGCTGTGCACGACCCACTGTTGGGGATACGGCACGTTGCTGTTGCTGCTGTTGCTTTTGCATTTCTGCAATACGCATGGCCGCTCTCATGTCGGCCATCTGCTCTTGGAAGTTAACCTGCGCCTCTGTATCGCCCTCCTCAACAGCTTTTGTAAGAGCCGCCTTGGTTTGGCTGTAACGCTGATTAAAATTTTCTTCAGCAGACTTTTGAGATCCCTGCTCCAAGCGTTCTAGACGTTTCTGGAGCTGTGCATTTTGCTCCTGAATGTTCTTAGCTTGGATTTCAGCTTCTCTGCGCTGGCTTACGAGCTTTTGAATGCGCTTTTGCACTTTTGGCCCATAATCGTCGCCCTGCTCTTCGACAACATCCTTGGCTTCTTCTTTAGCCTCCTGAACGGGATCATCGACAACTTCTATTTCGAAGTCCTCCACGTCACCCTTGGCCTTTTTAATTTCGGCCTCGATTTCTTCTAAGATTTCATTATCTGCCATTTAAATCACCCTATGTATGCTGCGACTTCAACTCCGTCTGGCAAGATCGATGTTATTTCATCATCGTTCAGCAGAAGGAACTTAACGCCCTTTACAACAATTTTTTGACCAGCGTATTTTCCATAGGTTACGCGATCTCCACCTTTGGGACGAGTTTCAGACCGCCAGCGTTCGCCAGTGTCCCTGTCCCGATATGCCAAGTCGCCCAAACGGCAAACCGTGCCGTGGGCTGTTAGGTATTCTTCATTGTCTTTAGATGATTCTGGCAGATATATGCCGCCTGACGTTTTTGCCTTAACCTGATTAGGCTGGACTAAAACTTTCCAATTTAATGGTATTGGTAATTGGTCTGAACCAATTGTGGCATTGGTTTCTTCATCGGTATAGGTTTTATCATGTTGATGAGACACGTCATACATCCTCTTCATTTATATTTTTAATCGTTTCGCGGATAATTTCAGACGCTTGCATTAAGCCTTCTGCAATCCCTACGTTCTTTTGGTATGAGCTAAAGTCGGACACCCGACCATCGACCAAACTCTCAGCTATCTCTAGCCTTTTCTTGTTCAGATTTTCTCTGATCTGTTGTAACAGATCGCTTACTGTCATTTTTAACGCCTCCTGACATGGATACGCCAGTGACGTGAACAGTCACATCCTTTTTTTCATCTGACATTTAGTATCCTTTCTTAGTACCCTTTTTCTTTACTGGCTTTTTAATCTTTTTAACAGCCTTCTTTTTTCCGTACTTCATCTTACTTCCTCCTGTCATTAATTTTCCAAAACTTGCGCGGTTCATTTATACATTCCCCGCTGATAATTCACGGGCTAGGATCTTGAGCGTTTCAGCAAAGCCCTTGTCCAGCTCTTTTGCAGCCATAGCAAATTTGCGTGGCGAGATATCATCTGACTTTAATCCACGCCGCTCTAGGAAGCTCTTAGCCGCCCTTATTTCTGCCTGCGCTACCTTTTTAATTGCGGCTCTAGCCATTATATCGCGCCTCCTGTCGTTTCGTCTTTAGTTATAGATCCAAGTGTTCCATAGCTGGCGGCTCCACCAACTGTAAATGGCAACATATAATTTGGTAAGCCTTTCTTGCGTAGTGACTGTATGAGATTTGGCGTCAGTGGCAACGCAATAGTGTCTTCCAATCCTGCGTCTGTTTGAATATTTACTGGAAACAGTTCAGCAGTTGGATCTGCTGACTTAGCAATATTTAACAAGTTCTTTGGCGCTATATTGCCATAAAACTGTCTATGACCCTCAAGATCACCTTGCGTGTATTGCTTTACCATTTCTGGGTTTGGAAGGGTTATGTAATCTGCCCCACTCTCAATAGCGTCTGCCAGTTGGCGCCTAAGAACCATATCAACCCACGCATCTGTGCTTTCGACAAACGGCGCGCCACTTTGATAGTTGCTTAAATCTACATCACCATATATCTCTAAGTTTTTATCAAGCCTATCTTTTAATTTATTTATTCTTTGATTAACGTCAACTATTTGATTTTTTGCCCAAGTAACATATTCGGTTGGAACAGTGTTTTTATTATCTATTATGTAATAAGCAAAATTGTATAGATTATTCTGAAGCTCTTCTTGACTTGTAATTTTTTCATCAGGTTTACCTACCCTAGTTTCTTTTTGAAAAGTATGTTGAGGATCTATATCACTTGAAGAAAATTGTGTGCCAAGATATTTATTTTTAAAATTAGCAATAATTGTTTTATAAGTTTCAAGATCTTCTGGATATTGCGCCCTTAGATCTGTACTGCCAAGCCCAACATCATTAGCAAAAATAGCTTTATTTAAGCTAAGTTCAGATGTAGTGGTTGCCATTCTAATGTTGTCTTGTAAATCAGTTACTTCTACAGCAGCAACTTCTTGTAAACGAGTTCTTGGGGTTGTTCCATCCCTGCGAATGCCTTGCTGCATATCTGATTGAGCTTCACCAACGTGGTACGCAGTGCCACCTCCCTGCACAGGAAACTCAGCAGTACGAGCATGGGCTACAAGATTGCTCTCTCTATCGCTTCCAGAAAAATGCATTTCTTGAAAATAATCGTCTTCCAACTTTCCTGTTGGATCTCTAAATTGATATGTGGTTTCCCTCATATTAGTGCCGCCCTGTGGGAAGAATGAGGCGTATTCTAGATCACCTCCCTTACCTACTGCCCAAGTTGGGATATTTCCGTCTGGGAAAATCAATGAATTATATACATCTTGACCTTGCATAGCGGCGTTATCAAGTTCATTTGCAGCGTCTTCATCAAACATTTCGCGGTAGCCGTCTACTTGTTCGTTCCATTGATATTCTGCCGCTTTTTTTGCGTTATCAAATACAAGTGTGACACCATTTGGTACAAGTGAGTTTCCTTCTTTTTGTAAAATATAACCGTCAGGATATTTTTCGGCTAACTCTTGTCCATTGTTAACGCCATCAACTTGTTCTGCAAGTTCGTCTAAAACTAAAGGCAGATTTTTTAAATCAGAAATTTTGTCAATGTCTGGTAAATCATCTTCCCAATCATTTATAAAAAGTTCTTTTTGTTTTTGAAGTCTTTCTTCTGATACACGTTCAACGTAACGATCCTCTAGTACACGAATGTTTCCACTATTATCAGGCCCACCTTGAGCAGTTTTGGCTTCTATCAAGTTTGTGTTGTCTTCAAGGTATTCAAGAAGTTCTTGTGGGGTTACATCTTTGCGGCCTTGAAATGCTTCGTCAGCGCCTGACCATTCAAGTTCTTTGATTTTGACGCCCTTCATTTTTAACATTAATCTCTTTAGCTCTGAATAGCTTGCACTTTTTATATTACCCATGGATTCAAGGTTTTTAGCCGCCTGCACTGCCGCACTGTAGAACTCAGGCGCAATGCGTGGCCCATCATTGCCGCTGTTAATCGGTGGTAGCGCGCCTAGCCTGCCCTCTTGCTGTTCTATGAGTTTAGCCTCAAGCATGGTCGGGCCTTGCTTGTTGTACACATC